ATTGTTGCAATCATTCTCGCTAAAACATACATCTTTTGATTGCTTAACTTCTCGTCAAATTCTTTTTTCTTGCTTTTAGCAATTAGAAAATGAGCAATATCAGAAAGGGTACACTCCCAAAATTCACTAGGTAGCATACCCCATTGATAACATTCAATCTTTAAACTTTCTATCCATTTTCCACGTTTTGTTGTTGAGTCGCTGTTGCCTTGTTCAATGTCATTTCTGTTTTCATTTGTTCCACCGCATCTCTCAACATCTTTGCCATCTGAAAACCCAAACCACGGTCAATAATTCCTTTCACGTCAAATTCTTCAATTATTTTTGCATATAATTCAGTAATTGACATTTTCTTATTAACTTCTAAATAATCATCTAAAAAGTCATATAAATCATATTTTTTGTTTCCATCTTCATCGACTTCTTCGCTTATTTTAGGTAATTTGTTTTCGCCTACTTGGAAAAATGAAATAAGGTCAATTAGAAAACCAATATTATTTCTACCCATAGCCTTTTGAGGTAATACGGCTAATAAGTTTTCGTTTTCATTGCATACGCTTTCTTCAAATAATTGTGCTTTTCTTACTTTAATTTCAATTTCAACATTAACATCTTTTCCTTTTAATAACATATTTGTTTTCTCCTTTTTGTATAATTAAAATCAATATTATTAATCAACTAAACTACCACTACTTGTTCCTAACAAAGCATTAATACTAGTTGTTTTTCCAGTCTGCATACCAACAACTTTATATGTTGCAGTATCACCAGAATAATCTGGACGTACATAGTAGAATTCATCACTTACTAATGTAGCACTTTGTGTTAATTCTTGTAATCCTTCTGGCTCTTGCCCAGTTGCTGTAATACCACTTACTTTAATTTTGTAAGCAATTCCCCAACCTAATTTTTCAGGAGTAGAAGTCATGTTTTCTCTTTCTTCATAAACCCAAATTTCTTTATTAACATATTTTAATTGGTTTTCGATTGTTGTAGGGTGCATTAATAATGTATATTCAATTTCGCTTGCAGGGAATAAACCACTAACGTTTTCTTCACGAATTGAATTGATAACATTTGCCTCTACTGTATTTTGTGCATCTCCTAAGTCTGGTGTACTTCTTACACCTAATACAACATCATCTAAGTCGCTAGGCACTACGTCTACACCCATATACATACGATGACCGACAACGGCACTACCTAATTGTGATGTTGTATCATCAGCGAATAATTGTAAATTTAATTTAAACATATAGTTTTCTCCTTTCTAAATTCTTCTTTCAAATTCACCACTCAATAAGTTATAACCAATCTTATAACTTATATCTATCTGGTATTTGTCATAATTAGCGTTCTTGTACGGCATTGATGGTTGACTTCTTGTAAATCCCATTTCAAGCATACAAGTTGTAACGTCAAATTCTAAGTCCATTAAATCACTTTGATATTCTTCTAACATACTCATTGTAATTGTAATTGTAGTTGTTAATTCATTTTGGTAAATATCATATTTATTAGGACTATCATTTATATTTACTATAATTAAAGGGAACTTGGCTTTATCTTTTGGAAAATCATATTTAACATTGCCGTCTAATCTTTCAATTTTTTCCCTTAATTTAGGAATAACAACTTGCTTTAAGATTAAGTTTCGGTAATTAATTCTTTTCAATTCCATATAATCTTACCCCGTTCCCCTTGATATAAATTCTCTGTATCTTTCTCTTGCTATAGATATATCCCTAGGATATGCTATTGTTAAAGCATCTTCTAAGAACTTATGTGCTTTTTGACCTTTCCAATGGTAATAACCTTGACTATCTGGCGTATATCCATATTTACTCATTTTACTTTCAACTAAAGTTGGACTATCTTTAGAAGTTTTCCAACTTCCATTTGTACCATAGTAATAATAGCCTAAATAATCAATCCCCTCACCTGCAGAAAGTTTTACAGATGAATAACTACCAGAATTTAATGTAGTTATTCTATGTGAATTTGCTAAATCACCACCATTACTACTAATGGTATCTCGTGATACTGTCATTGTATATTGTGCCATTTCAGTTAGCAAAACCACTAAACTTTGAGTAGATAATTGTTTCATTTTATTCAAATTATTTACTACATTTGTTGAGTCAATAGTAACATTCATATATTATCACCCACTAAACTTGTTTTTCAGCCTCAAATATATATTGTTTTCCAAAGTGAGTTAATGGTTTTGAAATATATGGTGGATTTTTATATAATCCATCCTTTTCATCAACTTGTGGCTCATCAAAATAAATACCATCTCCGCCGTCATAATCAATATCAATAGGGGCATTACTACTAAACTTGTAAATTCTGTTTATTTTTTCCCCATATGTTTTATAATCAATATAACCAGTAGCAGGTACACAATGTATATTTATTTTTCTAAGCCTTGTATAGCCAGTAATTCTAATTTCACCATCATCACTTTTGATTGGTGAAACAATCCATATATTCCTTTTATCATTTGTTCTTGCCATTGTATTAACTCCAATATCCTAGAAATGCTCTAGGGTTTCTTTTTCCCCTAACTTTATTTCTAATGCTTTCTTCAATATCTTTATATGAATAAGATGTGCTTACACTTAATTCACTTCTACTTGCCATTCCCTCGTTCCCTTGACGTTGGCAACTTTCAACAGTTGCACTTAAAACATAAGGAATAAACTCGGTTGGCAATTCTTTATAGCAAGTTTCAGTACATACAATTTTAGCATATGTATTAACATATAACTTTATACTTTCATCTGTAATGTTGCAATCGTCACCAAGCACTGTTTTCACATCACTTATTAATTGCTCGATATCTTGATTTTCCATAATTATCAACTCGATTTTTATTCAATATTATCTAACTCTAACCCAACATCTAATAAATCACTTTCATTAAATTCTTTATCTTGTTGTTTGTTAGATTTCTTTGTTGTTTTTGTTTTCTTTGCAACATCTGTATTTTCTTTTTTTAATAATCCATCATTCCTATTTTTTCTTTTTGATTGAAATTGCTTAACTTCATCGGCATTTTCTACATATTCTTCAACAATGCCAACTAATTCTTGCGGAATTTCTTTTACATTAAGGTCGAAAGGTACATTAGGAGCGTACCTTTCACCATTGAATTTAATTCTTGTTTTTTTTGAAATTAATTTCATAACAAATTAAATAACCTTTGCTTGGAATACTTCGTTATAAGCAGGGAATGATGGAATAAATACAGACTCTGCTTTAGTAACTGTTCTTACTGGGTCATCTTCATCACGTACTGTTACATGAATATTTCCAAATGAAACATCTTCCATAGTTCCTTTGACACGGCGAATTTCAGTAGGTGTAGCACCATACATTCCATTTCCTAAATTGTCATCTGGGAACATTACAAATTTATCTTCTGGGAAGAAACGTTCTTTTGTTTGTTTTCCAGTTTCATCTTCTTTACGATATTTTGCATCATATGTAGCGATAACTGGTAAATCATTCATTTCCATAAAGTTGTTTAATTCATCTAATGTAATTGCTTTACCTTGATAGTTTTCACCATTTACAGAAATTTGAATGTTTTTGTTCTTTTGTAATAATCTTAAGATTTTTAATGAAGTTAATGCTCTTGTTGGTCTAACTCCAGTATCATCGACAATTTTGTCACTCCATTCTTGGATATCTCCTAATGGGTCTGAATTTTCTGTATCACTCCATTTATCAGTTTCAGTAGTGATAGTTTCTTTATGTTCATCTGGTACACTATAATCAAAAGTGTATTTTACGTTGTTTTCATCTACAACGATTTCACCATTAGCAAGAACGTCCATTTTCATTCTTTCTGCTCTAGTTTTAACGGCTAACATCATATTTCTAGCATCATCAAAAATTTGTTTTAATGTTTCGTTATATTCAACCTTTGAACGTGGTTGATTTAAGATTAACATTAATTTTTCGTTAATTCTAACTTGTCTTTTAATTAAAATCTTTTCAAATTCAAAACTTTCAAATCCATCTCTGCTTGCAACTTGTGTTTTTGTATCAAATGAATGAACACTTGCAGAAACTGGTAATAAATTTTTATTTGCAACGAATACGGCTGTCAAAGAAGAAGTTTTTACATCTGGAAATAATGTATCACCTAAAAAATCTGGTAATTGAATATTTCTAGCATAATTTAACATTTCTTTGTCGCTTAATTCTTGGATTGCAGACTCAATGCTTGCGAACATTTGAATATCTAAATTATATTTATATTTTTCCATATTTTACACACTTTACCTTTCTTAAAATTTTTTTAATTAATATTATTCAGCGGTATTATCAGTATAGAAGTAAATACCTTTTTCATTTAATGCTTTCTTAACTTCATCAGTAAGTTCTTGTGGTAATCTACTTTCAATAACCGCACCTCTAACTAAAAGTGAACCTGCTGTATCACCATCAGTTACATCAACATCTCTTAAAACAATACCAATAGCATCTGTACTATTTGTTGGATATAAAGTACCGCTTTTTAATACTTTTTTACCCTCATCATTGACATCACCTGCATATTGTTGTTTAAATGTATGTGAATATTCAACATCAGTAAAATCTTTAAGCCAGTTTACATCGGCTTCACCAATAACGTATTTTTTCATGCTTTCATTTTTCCTTTCTTAAATTTTTAATGATTAGTAACTTTTCCCCCAACCTTTAGATGTGTTGTTTCTTGAAGTTTCTAATTCATTATTTTGTTGTTTGATAAAATAATCACTTGCAAAAGAAGAACCATTTCCGTCACCATTTTTAGGTGGGTTTTGTTTCAAACTTTCTTTAAGAACGCTTGCTTTTGTATCTTCAATTATTTCTTTGTAAGCATTATAAACAGTTATTTTATCTTCTTCGCTTAATTCAGCAATGAAAGGGGCAATCTTAGTAGAGAAAATATCTCGTCTAGGTAAGTTATCTTCGTCATATTGAGTCATAATAACTTCTTTTGCTTGAGAAATTTTAATAACTTTTAATTGTTCGTTTAATTGTTCTTCTCTCTGTCTAAGTTCTTCTTCCTTTTCTTGTCTTAAACGTTCTTGCTTTTGTTCTTCGGTCATGCTTTCAAAAGATTTTTGCCTTTCTTGTTCTTGCTTGATTTTTTCATCATGTTCTTTTAATGCTTGGGCAATCAATACAGACATATTCTCTTGTGCTTTCTTTTCAGCCTCTTGTCTAGCCTTTTCTCTTTCTCTTTCAAGTCGGCTTTCTAATTGACTAGGACTTAAAGTAACTGTTTTATCTTGCTTTTCTCCTACTTTGTTTTCTGCTGTTGAATTTTCACCACCATTATCACCATCAGTAACATCTTCGGCGAATAACTGAATATCCAACATAAAAACGTGATTTAATAATTTTTCTTTCATAAATAATCTCCTTTTTTATAGTCTTTGTTGACTTTTATAGCCTTGCATAGTTTATACACATAAGCATGTTTTGGTGGTAAAATACAGACTTTGATAAAAATAAAAAAGTACCAAACAAAAGTTAAAGACAACGTTTATTCTTTAAAATTTATTTGATACTCTAGGTATTCTTATTTTACATCAACAATCTTTTTACAACGTCCACATTTAATTTGAATACCATATATAGTTGTTTTTTCTAAATACTTAAATAAAAGTTTTCCACAATGTGGGCATTGATACTTTAAATATATCATATCATTTTTTTTGCTATTTGCAATACTTTTTTGATAATTTTTTATCATAATGACACCTTTTTATAATATTTCTTCATCATAAGGAACATAATAACATCTACAAAAATCGTGAATAATGACATCTGGTGCATCATTAATATCATAAATTTCTCCATCAAGCATTTCACATTCTTTACAAGTCCTATCATCTAATTCTGCAACTCTTATCACTTTTTCAATACCTAAATCCTTGTATAATTCCATTTGACTTAAATTAACAACATTAGTAAATATATTATCAATTAGATTGGCATATTTCTTTTTTTGCATTTTGTACACTAATAAAAGTGGTATGCTATTCATATTTAGAATTTTATCTTTGCTTTTTTCTTGTTGCATATTTTCGTTTAATCCATTGCTTATACGATATGCCAAATATTGCGATTGCATTTTTAAATCATCATTATATGATGTTCGCAAGCCCAATATAAACAACGTATTCCATAATTCAATCATTTTCTTCTTTATTTTCTTTGCTTTGAATTTTTGTATTTTCTCATCATCTTCATATATTTCTTTTAATTCATTTAAAGCAAATTCATAACTATTATTAGCAACATCAACAAGATAAGTTATAGTCAAATTGTTCAATTCATCAAAATATAATACATTAGATTGTTTTTCAAATAGTGATTGTTCAAACTTGATATCTTTATAATTGATTTTTTTATCTTTTTGTTTTTGAATTTCTTTGTTTAATTGTTCCTTTGCAATCTTTTTGAATTTGAATTTTGATTTTTCAAATATGAGATTTTCTTTTTCCATTAATTCTTTTAATTTCTTGTCGCTGTACTCAAAACGCTTGCTATCCCATTTTCTATCCATTATCTTCATCTACTTTTTTATTTTTATTTTTGTTGTTGACTTTTAAATTGCTCGTATTTTTAACTTTTTTTGTGTCTTTTGTATCTTTCGCATTGTCTTTATCTTTTGAATTACTGTTTTTATCATCAGTATCATTGTTAGCATTTTCATCTTCATCTTCATTTTCATCATCATTATTTTTAACATCGTTTTGATTGTCAATTTTATTGTTAGGATTGTCGCTTACCATATCTTTATTTGTTGCCTCTGCTAAAATTTCAGCAACTTTTGCATCTAATTTCGCTTGTCTTATTTGGTCTGCCTCATAATCCTTAATCATTTGTTTAGGGTCTGTAACAAAACTTAATTCTTCATAAATCTTTTCTAATGGTAATATTTCTCTTGCTTGATTTACAAAGTTTAATTCTTCGTTTGTATTTGTAGGCAAGTTTCTAAACATAGTCAAGTCGATATTTCGCCAATTGTAATTTTTTCTTTCTGTTGCATTTAACAATTGAGCAATAATTTTATTTCTTCTTCTCATTGCATCTTTGAATATTTCTTCATATTCACTCATTTTTGTTTCTAATCCATACAACTTAAATACCAATGATAAAGTATTTTGATAAACAGCACTATCATTTTCTGGATTGAATAATCCTGCAACCCCATAAATATCATTTTTAAGATTATCTTTATGTGATTGATTTACTCCGTCATTAACTTGCTTAGTCAACCATTTAGCCTCTCCACCATCTTCACTATTTCCAGTAAAAATAACTCCTTGTGTTTTATAACGATTGATAACGTCATTAATTTCATCTTCACTTTCACCATTCATGAACATGACACCACTAATCATTAAGATAGCATCATCATTATAATTTAATATCTTTTTAGTGTTGTTTGTAACTAATTCATAACCTCTAATTTCACTTACTTGTTGTTCAAATAAACCTAAACCATAAGGCATTTCAATAGCAACAATAGGTATTTCCCAATCGTCCATAAAAGGCTTAACATTTCCTTTATAAAGTGGGTGTTCTTTAACATATCCATCTTCACTTGAATAATAAACTCTTTTAAAATGTGTATAAAGTTCAATGATTGTATATTCTTCATAACTCCATACACCATTATCAAGTCTTTGTTTAGTGCTTTTATATTGTCGCATGAACCCAATTGTTGAACTTTCTATATCATCACTTTTTATTAATGCACAATGACCTCTAAGCATTTTATATCTAATATCACCATATTCATTAGTATAAATCAATTCATATGCTTTTGATGTGATAAATGCTTGTCGTGTCAATCTTATATTTTCTTTTTGGTCGTGATTTAAATCTTGTATATCTGCTAAAATGTTTAAAAATTCATCATTTTCCTTTTGACTATCAGTATTTTTAACATCTTTTTTGAAAGTTACTTCTTTTTCCACACCAAATAAAGTTTTCTTTTTAGCAACTGTTTCTTTTTCTTTGTTATAATATGTTGGTTTTTTACCAATAACATAACCTACAGCAACATCAGTAATATATTTTTCATAAGCACATATAATATCCATTTTTGTTGGGTCTGTTACGTTTCGCATTTCTTTTAATTCTCTTGAACGTGTATAGCGTTCCAACAAATAATCTTGTCTAATAAATTCTTCTAGCATTTGTGACATAATTTGACTACATATGTTTCCATCTAGTTTTTTCGTATCTTCAATAGACATTCTAATCTCGTTTATAGCCATTATAAATCCTCCCTCTTTTTTATCTTCTATATGGGTCTATATTTGTTTTAACACTTGAATTTTTGATTATATCATAAGAATAAGCATATCTTAAAGCATCACAATTTTTGACAACCATTCCATTTGCAATATAATTATGATATTTTTCAACATTCATATTGTATACATCTTGTTTATCTTTCTCTTTGTGAATATCTTTTACTTTTGATGTTGATTTATACATATTGTTATCAACAATAATAACAACATCATTATTATTTATATCAATCAATTCTTTAAATCCATTTTCTGTTAAAACTGGGTGATTATATGTTCCTCTTAAAACACTCCCATTTTCTAATTCCAATCTATAAATTTCAGCGTTTTTTTGTGTGAGTGTTACACCATTAAAACATGAAAACATAAGTTCTTTTCTTTCTAAATCATAACAATAACACATGCCAGTTTTACCCAACAAATTTTTTATAGGATAATCCCCGTAAAAAGTCTTGACAATTGTATCACCAGTTAGGCACAAGTGATTGTATTTGTCAATTGGTATTTCTATAGGCTCACCATATTTATTTGTTTTCCATACATAATTTTCTAATTCAAATTGCATTTCTTTGCAAGTCTTATCAACTACTATTCTAAAACCTCTTAGCCAGTCAATACCAACTTTAACAGAGTTTTTACCTTTTCTTGCTCTATATGGATTAGCCCCACATTCTCTTAATTGCTTTATCATATCTTCGTTTCTATCACAAATGATAGGGTAACTACCAACTTTGCTCCTTATTTGTGTCCATAACTCGGCTATGCTTATTTCATTCATTTTAAATTCATCAAATATATAAATCGTTTTATTTTTCATATCTAATGAAGTTTTTATATAAGCATGCTCATCAATTGCACCACCAAAGTCAAGCCCGTTTCTAAGTATTTTGAAGTCTTTAATCTTATCAGATAAATCTTCAACAAACCAATTCTTGCCTTTTTGATAAACTGTTTTACCTAAAGAACCCCAATTTCCATTAACATAAACTTCTCTTTGTACTGGGTCTTTTGTGTTTTCTAGTTTAATAATATCGTCTACTGATAAAAATTTATTATCACGATAAGTCGTTTTTAAAATGCAAAATGTTTCAACTCCAGTTTCTCTAGTAATTTTTCCGTAATCGTCCATTACATCATATTGCACTTTTTCTTCATAATGTACTTCCCTATCATTATCTTCAAAGTGGCTTATGAAAAATCTCTTGAATATCCAATGTGACTTATCAATAGGGTTGAACATCAATGTTGTTCTTTTTGGTAATATTTCTTTTGTTTCTTGTTTACCATTTTTCTTATAGCAAATCCCCCTTTGACGTATTCTTAATTGCTCAAAGTCTTTTTCCTTTGTTTCTGTTGCCTCTTCCACAATTACATCGGTAAATGTTCCGTCTAAAGGTACTATTGACTTGACACTTTCAATATCATCAAGACCAATGAATAATATTTGTCGATTGTTCTCTTTGCACGTTATAGACATAGGGTTCTTCTTGCATATAAATTTATCTTGCAATCCAAAATCATTTATTTTTCTTAATAATTCTGTATATACAGAGTTTTCTAGTGTGTTTTTCTTTTGTCGTGCTATTAAAAAATTTCTGCCTTGTAGCCATACATCAAGTATCGTTCTTTGAAATATAAAATGTGACTTACCACTTGAACCACCACCAAAGAATATTTGAACATTTGTATTGTCAAATAAAAATCTTCTATAAGGTTCGTTTATTTGTTCCCAAGTAATCCCACCTATTATAATCCCAAGACTATTTTTTAAAGCAACTATATAATCTTGTTCATTTTGACTTAATCTTTTATTGCTTGTTGTCATAATATAGGGTACGCATTAAATCCTTTTTTTCTATATGAGATAACCGCACTAGCCACTTTCTCTTTTGTATAATATTGTTCGTTGATTAACATATACATTTTGTACTTTAATCCCTTATATTTTATTGGCTTAATATTTTCAATACAATAAATCATATTGTTATTATTATTCTCAATAAGCAATTCTCTTACATTGCTTAGGTAATTCAGCATATCAAGTTCTGTATCAAAACTATATTGGTCTTTTCCATCATCTAAAATATATAATATTTTATTCCTTGATGGTTTCGCTTTCATAACCATTGTAAAACCCCCTTTTTTGCACTATAATTAACAATTTAATGTTATCACAATATTTTATAAAATGAAAGTTTTTACATATTCACGCACTTAATTTTATACATAAATTGTTAAAACATAAAAAAGATTGCAAATTAATGCAACCTTATTTATAGAACATATCTTTTATATCATCAAATTCTGGTCTAGTAGGTTTTTCATATTTATCTTTTTCTTGAACAATATTTGTAAAATAGATTGTGGCATTATAACATGATAAATCATACTTTGATGTTATAGTAGCGTAACTATCTTCAAAAGGTTTATGAACGATATAAAGCGTATTATTCTGCAACCCAAAAGAAATAATATCATTTATTTCTTTACCATTTATAAGAATTTTAATATGCTTTTCGTTTGTCATTTATTTTTCCCTTTTTTACTTTTAGTTTTGTTCTTTTTCTTTGATTGCTTTTGAACGCTATATGCTATTGCCACAGATTGTTTTTGACTTTTTCCATTTTCCATTTCTTTTTTGACATTTTCTTTAAATGCCTTTTTACTACTTGATTTTTTTAACGGCATAAGAAGTCACCTCATTTATTTCTTTGTTGGATTGCTTGTGACTCTTTTATTGCTTGTTCTTTTGACTTGCCTTGTTGCATTTTTGCTTGAACATTATGCTTAAATGCTTTTCGGCTCGCCTTTTGTTTGACTTGCTTATTTGATGACTTTGCTTTAGATGTTCCCTTAGTGCCTTTCTTAGCACCACCGACTTTAGCCATTTAAAGCCCTCCTTTCGATTTTTAAACAAATAGTAATAATTTATCTAACTATTATCTTTTGTTTCTCTAATCTCGTTAAAATCCCAAATATCAATACTTGCTTGTGGACTTTGTTAAATCAAAAATTTTTAAACCATTCAAAGTTTAAATTGTATTTAGTCATTAATAATGTTTTTGCTAGACTTTCAATTAAAGAATGTTGCTTAATCTCATACTCACAAGATAAGATATCCCTTATATCAAATTCATACATTGGAATTGTAATATGTAACAATTCATGTATTAAGATTAATTCATGACATATCTTATAGCAAATTTCACTTTTATTTTCTTTTAAATAGTCTTTGATACTATCATGAGTAGCAATCTCAATATAACTAACTTTGCTAACTCTGTCATAACAATTCTTGCCCTCGCATACATCATCATCAATAACGGGCAATTCATTAACTAAACTACATTTAATAATATAATCTTTTAGAAATAACTTTTCTTGCCAATATTTAAGGCATTCTTCTAATTCTTCTTGATTTTTAAATTCCATTATAGGTGTTTCCATACTATTCACTTCTCCTATTAATAATCATGCAAGAAAAATATAAAGAACCTTTTTTATCTAACAATAATTGATATTGAAATTCCAAATAGTCAATATCCAATTTTTCTTTATATATATAATCATTTATACTATTTTCCAATCCAGAACGTGAAAAATCAGTAATTAATTTAACTTTCATTATAAATATTTACACATCTCTTTCATTCTTTAAATAAATTTGATAGTGGTATATTTAAACCATTACTTATTTTTGTTAATGTCAACAGTGAGGGATTATAATTTCCCCATGTAATTCTATATACTGTATTAGGATTTATCCCTATTATCTTTGAAAATTCCAAGATAGATAAATTTCTTTTATCTAATTCATATATAATATTTTGTGCAATGACGTTTTCCCATTTTTTATCAACATAATCACTCGCACGGCTTTTCATTTTTTTATCACCACCAATTATCACTCTAACATTTTCTTTAATTCTGTTTGCAATATTCTAAGAATATGCAATCCACTTAATTCACTAGATACAAAATCAATCTTTACATCATATTTCTTTTGAAAACTCAATAAACTATTGTAAAAACTCTTTTCGTTGTATTTTGTATTATATCTATGCTTTTGTATATCTTCCCAAGAACCATTTTCAATAATCAAGTGTATATCACAACCACTATTTTTAGCCCTAATAAATTCATTTTCAAAGCGTTCTCTTGATTGTGTGAAATTGCCACTAATTTCTTCTAGGTTTTGTTTGCATTCAATAACTATATTTTTTTCTAGTGTTATGTCAAATGGTAAGCCTAAATCATCGTTTTGCTTAATCATACATGAATAATCCCCAAATTCTAACTTTTTTCTTATATATGGTATCTTTCTCTTTTCAAGATACTTGATTATAGGTTTTCCCTTATCCTCTCTTGTATCTACAATAACAATCATATTTTTAATTAATTTTTCTAAAGTTGGCTTATTAAATTTAATATCAACTTTCATCTTACATACCACACCTTTTTTATGTGCTAGAATTGAATATCGTTGTCATTAATAGAAAACGAATTAAAATTATCTAATCCGTTATTTTGGGTAGGTTGTGTCGCTTGTTGCATTCCCCCGTTTGCACCAAAACCAAGCCCACTATTCAAATTACCATTATTTGTAAGTTGAATTTCTACAATTAAATTATAATAGTAGTTACCATTGTATTCAAATCTATCAATACTTTGAATTTTTGTAATAGTGTATTCATCACCATCTTTAAAATTCAATATATCTTGTTGGAATGAAGTACAATTATAATATCCGTTGTTTACCCACTTTCCAGAATTATCCTTTTTTGAGTCACCAACTACAAATTTAGTGTAATTGTTCCCTGCCTTTGATGTTAAATGTTCAACCTTAAATCCTTTATATTTGAACTTTGAATTTGTTGAAATCATATTTTTAAATTCTCCTTTCCTTATGATTATACATAAAATATTATATAACAGTTTATTGTTAAAATCAAACAAAAAAATTAGGACGTACATATTATTATACGTCCTATAAAAAAACTGGAGGTAAATTTTTTTTCAACACTCAACCAACGGCAGAAGAAAAAAGTATTAATTAGTAATTTTCATTACTACATATATTATATACCTTAAGGAACAAAAAGTAAATATTATTTAAAAAGTAACTTGATATTTGTTATGAAAAGTTTTATAATATAGGTGAGGTGAGATAAGATGAATGAAAATCAAGAATGGAAAAAGATTAATGGTAAAGACTTTGGATTATTTTTAGGGGATAATGAATACTTTATTTCTAATAATGGTGATGTATGGAGTGAAAAAAGCCAAAGAATATTAAAAAGAAGTATGAACAATAACAAACAAACTGTAGCAATCACAACAAAGAACGGGAAATATACAGAAACAAAACATTTATATGTTCATATATTATTGTATTTCTACTTTGTAGAAAAATATGACAAAAGCAAATATTCTATAGGCTTTAAAGATAATGATAGTCAAAACGTCACTATAGAAAACCTAATCAAAGAAGAAAAATACAGTGGTAGCAAGGAAACAGAAAGAAGAAACAAAATAAGCCTTGCAAATACTGGCAAAAAAAGAACAAAAAGACAAAAAAGATATATGAGCAAGAGAAAAAAAGAAACAATCACCCAAGAAACAAGAGATAAGATATCTCAATCAAGAATGGGTGCAAACAATCCAAAGGCAAAGAAAGTTATAAAAAAGGATTTAAAAGGTAAGATTGTAGAAATCTATGATACTTGTAGAATTGCTGAAGATATGAACAACTTTGCTAGAAACACATTATCTTCAAAATGTAGAATGAATGCTCAATATAAAGGGTTTATATGGAGTTATAAATAATCACCATGAAAATATTGGTGATTTTTTTATTTCTATAGAAAATTGGCACGCAATCAAAAATACTTAGTATACTAATTATTGTAATTATCGTAAATAAAGAAAAACCCCAAATCTTTATCAAGTGCAGACATTTCTGTTTGCTATATTATAGTTTATATTCATAAAATAAACAAATATATCTTTAAGAAAATAAAAATGAGCCTTTATCGGCTCATGCGTAAGGATGATTTTCAAAAATGAAATACTTTTTTGAAACAAATTCATTATAGCATTTATCTATAACAAATTCAATATCATTTTTAATATAAAATAAAAAAGGGGGATAGTATTTCTACTCGCCCTATGCCCCATTAGATAGATTTTTTGTAGATAGATTGAAAAAAGATGAAAGAAATTGAAGAACTACTGAATAATAATACTTCGATTTATAAAACCTATCTAGGCGATAACCAAATTATGATTAAATTTTTTTATTGGCGATATGCAATGGACTCGAACCATAACGACAATGAGCCGTCCCATTCCTTAGCAGGGAAGTCAAGAACCTTTCTTGTTTACATACCAGATAATGGGTGCAGATTGAGGAGCATCAACAATTATAAACTATCCATCAGCAAATAGTAATAATTTAGCACCCATTAAGTATGAGTAATGCACTTGTAGTTACAAGTAGGATAATACGCACGGCAAGAACATATTACCCTAAGACATAATAACATATATATTTTTAAAGTTGAGAAATACAAAGAAATCTTTTTCTGAATAATCGCCATACACCAACCATTACCACTATATGTAAGTTTAAGAGAAATATATGTATTTATATGTTATTATGCTTTACGATAATATCTTTTACAATATCCTTTTACCCTAGTACCTTTGCTTGGTACACGTATATATTAACATTTTATTGTTAAATTGTCAACCATTATAACATTAAATTGTTAATTATTTATTTTTTTAAAAAATGTATTGATATTTTTAGAAACAAGGTATACAATAGGTGATGTAAAATAAAATAAAAAAAGACTAAGCAATACCAGTACTATGCTTAATCTATTAACTATTATACTTAAAATGTTATAAAAGTCAATAGAATAATTCAAATATTGGAGGAATTGCTTAAAAAAGTTATTTCTTTTATTTTTTACTTCAAAATCTAATATAATGCTTGATGAGGGTATCTATGAAAATATGTTACTAGAATAGGCAAGTTGTGTTGTAAACCGAGGCACATTTTCAAATTTCGGTCGTGTTCATATTCGTCATAGTGGAATTGGGATATGACATAAGGTCAAAGTGAAATCTACGTCACACCACTGAATAAGTAGGGGAGGAAATGCTTGGTATCGTGAGATACGGCGAGTCACAACGTTTAGTTTATGGGCAAGTATATTAATGTGACCCTACACTCATTCGACGACTTACTGCGACGAAAGAGAATAAAGACCCTTTTTTCTAGGGTCTTTTTCTATCCTCTTCTCTAACTCCAACTCTGAAAGAGTTGGGGTTTTATATTATATAATATATACAATTAAATATATAATATGTATAATTAAATATATAATATATTACAAATAAATATATGTAAGGATACAAATTATATATATAAATATATATATTTATATTTACATTTATAAATAAATAATATATATTTATATTAAATAAAAGAATATATATAATATAGTATACAAAAAAACGCAAATTTTGGTATTTACTTTTGCGAAAATGGGGGCATGGTTAAATATGAAATATTACGCTGTTATTAATGGTAGAGAAACGGGCATTTTTCTAACATGGGAAGATTGCAAAAAGCAAGTATATAAATTCCCAAATCCTATATACAAGTCGTTTTTGACTAGGGAACAAGCAGAGGATTATATAAAAGAATATGGCAAAGATAAAACGACAATCATAAATTTGAAAGATACTTTAGTGGCATATGTTGACGGTAGTTTCAATAACAAAACTAGGGTATACGGCTATGGCTGTGTTTTGATATATAATGATGAAATAGTCGAAAAATTGAGTGGCAATGGAAACAACAAGGAATATGCAAGCATGCAGAATGTTGCAGGTGAAGTCCTAGCAAGCCTAAAAGCCACGGAATATGCTATAAAGCATGGTTATAAGTCCCTTATGATATATTATGACTACATTGGTATAGAATATTGGGTGACGGGGCAATGGAAAGCCAAAAAGCAAGGCACAATTGAGTATAAAGCCACAATGAACGCTTATAAGAATTTCTTGAAAATAAATTTTGGAAAAATAAAGGCTCACACTGGCGATAAATATAATGAAATGGCAGATGAATTGGCAAAAATGGGTAGTGGTGTGATGTGAAATCACCAAAAAATGGATATTTTACGACAAAATGACGATATTTAGATAGGGTATAATTGAATTTGCCCTATTTTTTATTGCCAAAATGGGGATATCTTGATAAAAAATTAACAAGCAAGGGTGAAAATGGGCAATATTATTTTAAAATCGACTATTTTTTCTTGGATTGTAGGAAAGGCTAGGGAGCGTTCAATTAAATTGATTTTATTATATATATAATAATATATATTATTGGGTTTTGAGTTGGGGCAAAAAATACCCAAAGTGAACGTTTTTAGACAATTTGAGCCGTTTTTGAAAGTTTCCTATAATCTTAATTGCCTTATTTTGGAAAGTGGCTAGGATTGTTTGAAATTTCAATTTTCGATAGAAAAAAATATTTTAAATCCACTTTTTCCTAAAATCAACACAAAAAAATATAGGAAACCAGTTTTTAGCCAGTCCCCTATATTCCACCAAAAATAGAAAAAAATTAATTGATTGTAGAAAGATGAGTTATACATAACCATTTTGCCAGTTCTTGACAATGTATTCGATAATGTAATGGTCTAACATTACCACTACTATTATATAATATCCCAATATAAAAAGCAACACATTTTTATACGCAATTTTTTACCCCGTGTTGCTCTCTGCAAACTTATTGCCAACCAGTTACTTGTTTAGGCTCGTTCTCTCAAATTAAAATAAAACCTTTCAAAATATTTCGCATTAGGTTCGATTGGCTCTTAATTCGCTATAAATTATTATACCACACCTTATCCCTATTTTCTATATAAAAAAAATACAGAGTATCTTCCGATACCCTATATTTAGCCCGTACCTCAATCAGAGTAGATTGTTCAAATCAAATGGTCGCCAACTCCATTTGATATCATATATTATAATATATTAGCCCTTAATATTCAATAGGATTTTTGATTTTATACAGAAAAAAATATTTTGAATTCGATTTTTGAAAAAATAAGAAAAATTGGGTGGGGAACGATTAATGTTGGAGAGCGGTTGTCAAGAAAAATACCCCCCTTTTCAAAATTTGAAAAAATAATAAAAAATTATCATAATGATAAAAAATATTTTTATTTTTTCGAGTGTCATTGTTATACTATGAGTGTACTTTTCATTAAAGACATGTTACAACTTCGTATAATATCTATTATGTGAATTTATTAGGGCTATGTTATAACGCTATTCATTAGAATATATATAGCGTGCCTTTATATAGGCTTTAAATAGGCTTTTTAAGGGCTTTTATAGGGTATCTTTATTAATGTAGGCATAATATAAAACGTTGCTTATATCGTAAATATGGGGCTTTTTTAGTACCCTTATAGTAGGCTATATATAGGTATGCAATGGGGCTTATTTAGGATTATCACAAATACAAATAAATAATAATGATTATTATTATCTTGAATATGGAACAATCTTAGCACTCACAATAACATAGTGCTAGATAGTTCGTACACGAACAATCTAATCGCGAGGGTCTGGAAGTGTCATTTTATCCAAAAATATATAATATATAATATATAATATATAATACATTATATAAAACAATATAAATAACTATATAATTATTATATATATAATAATAGTACATATAATACATATAATACATATAAGAATATATACATATATATAATATATTACTACATGTTATATATGTTGCTATATATATAGTAATAAGATACATATATACCCTATATATACATACATATTATATATAAT